ACTTCAATATCGGGGAGATCCTCTACGATCTCATCTTCAACCACATGTTCTATAAGGTCTTTCCAACCTTTGGGTGTTAAAAGTTTAGACATTAGATTTAATCCTCTCCAGGCTAATTTTATCTATACTTTATTATTTATAATCTACCAACCCTTCAGGACATCGTCAGAGAAGTTTGCGCGAGAGAACTCCAGCCTGTCGACCAGCTTGACTGCGCCGCCTTTAAGGCGATCAATAGCAACATAACCCTCTGGGGAAGTCACTTTGATCCCAGTTTTTGTTCGTAGGAATGTGCCAATGGTGGCTGCACGATTCATTTTAGCCACAACCATATTTTTTGCCTGAACTATGATATTCATGAAGTCGAAAATCTTAGCAAGGTCGGAGACCGAAACATCAAGAAGTGGTCCCATGACTGCTTTCTTTTTCTCGCGAATAGCTGCTTTACCCTTTTCGGTCTTGCGCTTATCTTCTTCTGCCTTGAACTTGTCATTCAGGAACGTGATCAACCCACGTGCATGGGCAGTCGTGTTTCCGATTTCTTCACCAGCGCGAACCTTTGTATTATTGTAAGTCTTTACCATCATCAGGAGATCTTCGTCCTGAGAGATAGTGTTGAGCGCGTTCGAAGGAATGGTGCGGAGCAGAGAACCAGCCGAAGAAACGATAGCACGATATTCTTTGGTCTCATCGGCTGTCATTGTAGCCTGACCAGAAACATCGCGATATGTAGCATCGTCCATCCAAACAGCTGCGTTCTTCTTCATTCGGCGGACGATACCTTTGCCGAACGATGCGCGCATATTCTGAATCTTATTGCCAGAATATGTTGTGTGCCAAACGACACCAATTTTAGATCTTTTGATTTGTTTTCCAAGAGGAGTGTTAACAGGTACGGCATAAACGATTGTGTTTGGTTGAAATGTATAATACTTCTGCCCATCGATCGTTTCGGTGCTGATGTCTCCTGAAGTGAACATCAGATCACCCTGCACAACACCAGAACGCAAGCCGAGTTTAGAAAACTCAGCAAGAGCGATCTTGAACTTCTGATTCAAAGAACCAGAGAGATCAGCATCGATGTCTGCGTTGGTTTTGTACAGCTTGGGCTTGACATTGAACAGACCCTTCTTGGCAATAAAGAACTTGCCATCTTCAGGATCTACACCCATGAAGATTGCAGGTGCGCCATCCCACTTTACTGTCGCTGCGACTTTGTTCTTCGTGCTACCACCAAGCATGTCGCCGAGAGATGTCAAGAAGTTGAATATCTCACGTGCGCCAACAACGCCCTTGTTCAGCACCAGATCCTCAAGGTGCTCCATGTGGACGTTCTTTTGCTCAGTGATAAATGTCTGAAGTTTGATCATTATCTATGACCCGTTTATGATTTTAATTCTACAACAGTTCCAGACGCAAGGGCATCTGGTCCTATCAAAATTCTAGCACCTGTGTACATGGTGCCATCGACATAAAAATTTCTGTCCGAAGTGTATCTAGCCAGAATAATTGGTTTGTATCCTATTGCGTTAAAATGACTCAAGTCGCCAGAAATGGATAAATTGTCACTGAATGTCAATTCAAATACTGTTCCACATTCTTCTGGTCTATCGTCATTATTAGCTTCGCTTAAATGTGGTGTTCCTTGACCAATAAAGTTAACATGTTCGATACCAAATTGTTTACCATACTCTGGACCATATATGGATTTCAATATAAGAAGTTTGCCTGCTTCATCAAAGGGAATGTATCTTTTATATCTAACACGCTCTTCTGTAATTGTATTAATTCTAGCAGCAATATCTTTCAAATATTTCTTCAATGTAGGATGATCATTTATACCATCCATTTTACCGCCTGTCACACTTACATATTGCTGATATGCTTTTGCTCCACCTTCTTTCTTATGAGATATGAAACAAATTTTTTTCCTATTTTTGTCAATTATAGCGAAGTCTGCTTTCGGTGTTCCAGAAATGGTTACTGCACCAATACAGTGTTTGAAAATTTGTTTTTCCCCTCTCTCGCCTTTAACAATAATGCATATTCCTGGACCTTTTCCATCCATGTTTCTTTTCTTTATTTCAGAGTCTAATCGTTCTAATGCTATGTTTTCGTCGCGTGTTGTATCTCTTGCTGGTTTACCAATAGCAGATATTGCAAGATAACCCTTGTTCAGTCCAACCTGAACGTATGCGTGTATCTTTTTTTCTATGTTAAAAGATTTGTTTGAAAGAAGGATTAGAGGTGTGCCATTACTAAGAGGACTTCCTATTGTAGATGATCCTTTTGTATCTTTGAATAAGATTGGTTGATTTTTTGTTGTAAATTCTACTTTGAGTGTATTTTTATACCTTTCCCAATCTTCTTTGTCCTGGACATAGTACTCCCATGACGTCATGGTCGTTCCAGTTTTTCTCTGAGAAAAAGTTGCCATCTATCATACTCCTTTAACTCCTATTTATAAAAGAGGAGAAGGAATTAAATAGCCGATTCTATTTCTGAGAGTTTGTGAGAGGAGATATATCTGCTGTAGATATCTTCTTGAATGCCGTATGCTTCGACTTCCCAAGGATAGTCGTCGTCATCCATGTCTTCCATGTTGTATTTTTTGCCTTTGAATCTGACAGCATGCCGTTCATTTTCGTATTCATACATTTGGTCTTTAGCCCACTGGCGAAGGTGAACTATTTCATGAGCAAGTGTTCTATAAAAATCTGGAGTATCTTGGTTAAGTTCTAAACGAATCTCGTATTCTTTTGGACGAACAGTTTCGCAGCCACCGATTCCGCAGTCGCCAACTATTCCTTCTCTCTCATCAAGACCTGAGGCAAGATATATCATAACTTCAATTTTGGGTGCAAGACGTTTGCCAAGCTGATCGAAAAGCATCCAGTTAGCGGCATGCCTGATCTGCCTCTTTAGTTCTTTGCTACCTCCACGAAGATAGATCTTTGCTCGTCTCTCCATTGTAGTCATCCTCAAGAAATCTTTGTTTCGATTTCCGCTTTTCGGCAAACTGCTTTCGGCGGGATTTGTTATTTTTGGAGTTTCCTCCGTCAGATCCATGATCATCATCCCAATAATTCGTTTTTCTACGCCACGTTTTGCCCATGATAGACTCTTTCTTTCTCCTCAAATTTTAAGACCACTGAAATCTCGACGACCTGCAACTTTGGTCATCCACTTCATACTGTCATCTTCGTTTATACGCTCACCGAAGTGAGTATTATCCATGATTGGTTTATCTTCCTGGACCAGACCCTTTTGTGCGTTCTCCTCGAGATCATAGAGCCTCATCTTAGTTCTATCTACACCAACCACGAACCTCTTATTTATTGTTGGATCGTTGTAGCGATTCTTCAACTGCTTAACCATAATCTGATTAAGGTCTTGGAGTTCCTCAGTTGAAACCAGAGCGATCATGAAGTCGGCTGTAGCTGGCAGACCAAACGACTCTGAGGTGTCCTCGAGTCCTGGATCTGAATTGCTATACCCAGTTCTGGTTGTCTGAGTTGCTGAGATAATGGGAAGATTCTTCTCAACAGCCAGCCCACGAAGTTCTTCGGCAATCGCCTTGACATAGGTATAGCTGTTGACGTTTGCTCCAGACTTGATTCTGGAGGAAAGGCAGATGTTTAGATAATCAATATAGATGATATCTGGAACGAACGATCTCTTGAGGTGAAGTTCGTTCAGCAAATGCCTCAGATGCCCAACATGCGCAGAGGCAGTTGGAAACTCCTTGATGATCAGTTTGCCAGTTGTTTTGTTCCTGACCCTGTCAACCTTCTTCTGATAAGAATCGACTGGGATAGACGAGAGTTCATCGATTGCTACGTTCAGAAGATTAGCGTCGATACGTTCTGCGATCTTTTCTTCTGCCATCTCCATAGTAATGTAGAGGACGTTCTTACCTAGCAGAAGATTGCTTGCTGCGAAATGGCACATTGCCAGAGTTTTGCCAACACCAGTTCCAGCAAGAATAATGTTAAGAGACTTGCGAGGCAGACCACCACGAGATACTGTATTAAGCATCTCAATGTCGAATGGGACTCTTTCTTCAACTCTGTGGTAGAAGTCGAATCGTTGCTCATAATCCTCCAGGAAATCGTGACCGATGTGAGAATCAAAAGAAACAGCAAGAGCAGAGGAAAGGATCTCTGGGATGCTACCCTTCGTCCTCGCCTTATCCTTGCCGTCAATGATCCCGATGCTATCCATTATTGCGTTGTAGATAGCACGTTCTTGACAAAACTCCTCAGTCGCATCAACAAGCCACTGCTCGTCAACGGGATCTGGTTCGTTTAGATTCTTGATAATAGTTACACATTTACTGTATTCATCTTCGGAAAGATTCTTGATCTTCTCCAGATCAATCTGAAGTGCTTCCTGAGATGGTACGCTGTTATATTCTTGAGTGAACTCGTTAATGCGATGAAAGATTATTCTTTCACTTGGGTCAGAAAAATATTCATCACGGAGGAACGGTAGTGCCTTTCTTGCGAAACTGTCTTTATGAATGAGATGCCTAAGAACGGTCTCTTCAATTCTCATTATCTTTCCCTACAACAATGTCAAATAAAATGTTAGCAACGATTTCTTTGAACTCATCGTTTTCTTCTAGTGTATCATCCCCTTCATCAATAGTAAATTGAAATTTCACACCAACATCTTCACCTTCACCGAAAGTCCCAACTTCACCGAAATGAAACTTGACACCTTCATACTTTTTCTCGAGGACTTCGATACAGACGAGGTTATTCACTTCCTCATTCAGAATCCTGTAGTTCACTTTCCTCGGAGTCGTCGACTTCATCGATCCCAACCTTTCCATATTTGAATTCATTTTGGGCTGCTTCTTCCAACCTTTCCATAAGCTCATCGGTGAAATACTTTTCTGGTTCACCCATGATCTGCTTACCGAACATCTTTGTGCCATCGGGTAGTTCATACCGAGTGCTGACCTTCTTGATCACGTTATACTTCTCAGCAAGTTCTAGCAAGCCATAGTAGCGATCAAGACCAGTGTCATAGGAGAGGCGGACATCGACCATCTTGTTTTCTTTGGTGAATCGGCTCTTATGCATACGGCAATGGATGATGTTACCAACAACTTCAGTACCATCCTTGTCCTTCTTCTTAGAAAGGAACACAATCTGAGAGGCAGCA